TCATTTGTCGGCCAGCGGGTTGAGCGATAAAGCATCCTGCAGGTGATCGGGTGACAGGTGCGCGTAACGCATGGTCATTGTCAGGCTGGAATGGCCCAGAATCTTCTGCAGGGTCAGGATGTTGCCGCCACGCATCACAAAGTGACTGGCGAAGGTGTGCCGCAGTACGTGGGTGGCTTGGCCTTCTGGCAGCTTGATCGAGGTCGTTTCCAGTACCCGGCTAAAGGTCACCATGCAGTTACTGAACAGGCCGTTTTGCTTGAAGTAGGTCTGTAGCTGCTTTTCCAGGGCTTCGCTGATGGGGATAGTCCGTGTCCGGCGTGACTTGGTATTGGCGAAGGTCACAGCGCCATTTTTCACCCGTTCAGGCGTCAGGGCTTGAGCCTCACCCCAGCGCGCACCCGTTGCCAGACATACGCGAGCTACAAGGCCAATTCCGGGTGTTGTGTCGCGTGCATCAAGTGCGGCTAGCACTTCGTTGATTTGCGGCACGGACAGGAAGGAGAGGGGCCTTTCCTGCAGGCGAAGGGGCCGGACGTTGATCAGCGGGTTGGGGTAGTCGATTTCACCCAGGCGATGCAGTTCGTTGAATACGGCCTTGAGGTAGCCGAGGCGGTTATTCAGGGTTTTGCCTTTCACGCCGCTATCAAGCTGTATGCGCCGGGTTTCGCAGTAGGCGTTGCCGGTGAAGGTAACGGCAACCGGGTCGCCTAGATCCTTGGCCAACTTGGCGAGGATCTGCTTTAGCCGTGCAGCATCCGCCAGGGTGTGGCCGTGCAGGTCATGGTAACGGTCGCACAACTCAGAGAGCCGGCGTTTGTCCTTGGGCTTGGGTGACCAACTGGGCGTTTCAATGCATTTGGTTCTGCAGGTCGCCTCAAACCGTTGGGCCTCGCCTTTGGTCTTGAAGGTCTTACGGAAGCGTTTGCCCTTGACGGGTTCTACATCGACCTTCCAACGACCGTCCGGTAGTTGATCGATAGCCATTAGACGGCACGCCCCCAACGTACGTTGCGTTCTTCAAGTAGGTTTTTGATGTGCTTGTATATGTCGTGCTCGCTCATTTCCTTGGCGGCATAGTGGTCGCGAATTACCGGCCAGCATTCCCAGGTTTGCAGCCGGTCAAACGCCTTTTTTGCGCCCACCCGTTCCCTTGCCAGCAGGCTGACAAAGTTGCCCAGGAACAGTTCGACGTTTTTGCCCGAGAAGCCACGGGAGGTCTTGTAGTAGCGCTTGTATTCGGTGTCCTCAAGCAGGGAATCAACAGGTAGATCCACGCGTACATCCTCGCGAATGAGTGTCCAGATGGGGGAGAAGTAACCAGGGCGGTCGAGCAATTTGAATTGGCGTAGGCCATAGCGCCACAGGCCGTCCAGATGACCCGCAAACGCTGCAAACGAACTGGTGTCGATGGCTTCACCGGTTCTCACATCGAGTGAGCCGCTGGCGAATTGCTGGATGATCGAGTGGTGATAGCGCAGTTCTACGCGCCATACGGCTTGGTCGGGGTTGTAGTTGTCGGGGTCTTTTTCGTCGAAGCTGTCACGACGACGCCAGACGCTTTCCCAGTAGTCGAGCTTGTCAGTTGCGCGGGCTTGCTCGGTCTTGTTGTAGATACAGAGCTGGACACCGTTGGCAGAGCCAAACATCGAGGTTTCGCCACGTCCGTAGGTGCTGGATTTGGTCGCCCAGTTGATTTCGTTGATGCCGGTTATGTCACGCTGCACGCGGGCTTTGCAGTGCATGCGGGCCACCAGATCGGCGGGAGGTGTCCAGCCCTGCAGATCCAGCGCGAGGTGTACGGCGCATTGGTTGATTTCAACGTGAGTCAGTACCTGGGAGGCGTAAAAATCTAACCGAGCCTGCAGGCGTTCAGGTGACAAGCTGTCGATTGCATGGGGTGACACTTCGATTTTCAGGTGTGGGCCGATGCAGTCCAGCTTGGCGTTGAAGTTCTTAACCAACAGGATGATGCCCAGATCAGCGTTTTGCAGCTTGTATTGGTAACCAGAGTCACGGCCAACACGGCCTGAGTGCCAACGCTGGCCCGCAAAGTCGACCAGGGTGCCCGGATTTTCGAATAGGGCCATGATCTCGGGGCGGATCAGCCCTTTGTAGAGTTGGCGCACGGTATCGACGCCACAGCGGAGCAGGCGCACGCCTGACAGGTCAGTGAGTGCAGCACTGGCCGCATCGATAAACAAACGACCTCGTTTGCATTCCAGGCCGGTCAGTCGATCAAGTCTTCTTTGGTCTTTTACGCTCATCTGTTTTTCCTTTATTGACCAATAATGGCCACTTTCATTAGGACTTATATGACGTGTTACAGGGACGTCAGCGCGCGCATTTGGCGCGGCGCTCGTACCTCGCGCATGCGCTCAAATGCGCCAAGCGAAGGCGCTGAGTGATCACCATAGGAATCGGCCTTTCTCGTAGGGAATACGGGTCACGGTGACGCCCTTGGGGGCTTCCTGGGGTTGTTGCGGCTGCTGCTGGGGTGGGTTGTTGGCCTGCTGCAGATCGGGGCGCGCACCGGGGTCTGGGCGGGCCGGATCGAATACGCCGCGCTCTACCGTGTTCTTGCAGTAGGCAAAGGTGGTTTTGTGCCAGCTGCCTTGCTGGGTGAAGCACTCGCAGATAAAGGCTTTTTCTTGCGTCCTGACGACCCGGTAGCGCTTTGCGTTGCGGTCGATATAGCCCTCGTCCGAACTCATAACGCAGGACAGCCGCGGGTAGCTTTGCGGCTTGGTTAGTTCGTCGTAGATGGGGGCTGAGCTGGGTACGTCTGGTATGCGAGGGACACGGGCGGCTAGGTATTCATCCAGGCTGAGTGCCTTTGTACCGGGCTTGTTGTTGACCGGATTTATTAGCGAGCCGACCGAGCTTTTCACTTGATCGACAACACCAGCCGGGGCGCTGGTTTCGGCCTGGGCTTGGGCGGCAGCCTGCTCGGTTTGTTTGCCGGCTTCGTAGCGTTCGTAGGCGCGGTAGACCATGAAGAAGGCACCCGCGATGACCAGCACGGCCAAGATGAATTTGGTCGGTAGCTTGGTCTGAAAATGGTGCTGTGCGTTGCTGCTGGTGTAGACGCTGAAAAACTTCTTATCGAGGCGTACCGTGGTTTTCTCGGCATCCTTGAAGCTGGATTTCACTTCTACTTTTTCAATCACAGCATCGGATTCAAAGCGCAGCAGTTGCTGTGATTTGAAGACGCGCCAGTAGTGAATATGACCATTGCACAGGCGGCGTAGGTGCACATCAAGATAGCGCGGGTCCTGGGTGATCAAGTGCACTTCATGGCCGCTATGGCGCATGGTTTCGAAGCGGGTGATGTGCTCAGGCGGACGCGCCCGAGGATCACGACCACCAAACCAGCCTTGGGCCTCGTCCACGACAATGATTGAGTCGTTGGGCAGTTCGAACCATTTTTCGGGATCATCGAACTTGTACCAAGAAGCCTTTAGAAGCTCAGGCTGCAGGCCGTTGATGTTGTGGAAGTAGACGGTGCGGCCTTCTGCATGGGCCTTCTGATCCACTTCCTTGATGGTGTTGAGGGTCTTGCCGTGGCCGGGTTTGCCGGTGCGGATATAGAGCATGGCTGCGCCTCCTTACGCTTCGATGGAGGTGCCGCCCGGCTTGCGCCAGACCTGATTACGTTTGCGATCCTGGGCCTTGTTGATGCCCGCGATGATGAAGCGGGTGAACACGGCGGAAAGCATGATGTTTATCGCTATGTCGATCTTGGCCAGTCCGAGGATCTGCTGAATGACGATCCCCGAGTTGCCCATATTGGTGATCATGTAATCGCGGGCGGCGTTGATCAGCGCGTTGAAGCCGAAGTAGGTAACGAAGCCAAAGCCGATGGCGCGAAAAACGGTCATCACCAGCGGGCTGGCGATCTGCCAAAGGAACTGGGCAACCCATAGAAATGCAGGCATATCACTCACCTCCCGAGGCGCGGCCAACGTAGATGGCGTAGAAAAGCGAAGCGGCTATGACGATCAGGTAGCCAAGATCGGTGGCGAACTGACACAGCGGCTCATAGGAAAATTCGAAGGTGCGGCCACCTTGGGTTTGCAGGGTGAAGGTCTTGGCCGGTGGGCACGCTGCAGGCAGAAAGCGCGGATCAGTGGGGCCGCTGAACAGGCTGGACAGATCAATTTCACCGTCGCCTTCGTCGAGCTTGGCGCTATCGCCTTTGCCGTTGATAAAGCCGCTGATGTCGCCTTCTTGTGACGGGTAGTTGCCAGCGGCTAGGGCATCGCAACGGGCGCGCTTTTGCGTGTCGAGAATGGCGCATTGAATGGCATCGCCGGAGCAGGCCAAGGGCTGATCGCAGGCAAGACCGGAGGCGCTGCCGCCGTCACTGTCGCCGCCACCTGGGTTGGTGCCGCCATTGCCCGGATTGGTGCCACCGTTACCTGGGTTCGTGCCACCGTTGCCAGGGTTGGTGCCGCCATCCCCTGGATTAGTGCCACCGTCGCCGGGGTTGGTGCCGCCATCCCCTGGGGTTCCACCATTACCCGGATCGGTGCCGCCGTCGCCTGGGTCAGTACCACCATCACCCGGATCGGTGCCGCCATCGCCGGGATCAGTTCCGCCGTCACCAGGGTCGGTTGGCTGGGGAACTTCGGGGGGCTGGTTTTCGGATGTGGTGCAGGTTTCACCGGTTAGCTTGGCGTTGTAGTCGCAGTAGGTGATGGAGCCGTCTGTTTCGCTTTCGTTGAAGCAAGAAGAAACCGATTGATGCTGAGCTTTACAGCCATCAATGCAGGCAAAGGCAGGCGGAGTGATTGCAGTCCCGGGAGCGATGTTGAACTCAGCGGATGAATCACGACGGCCGAGGGGCCAGGTGTATGTGGACTCGGTGCCAGCTACACAGGCTGGCATGGTATCCACGACAACAGCGCCGGAGGACGGGCCACCTTGGCGAATGGGTTGATCGGGGTTGCTGTAAGGGTGATAGGAAAAGTTGTACTGACACAGATATGAATTGGTGTTTTGCAGCGCGGTGTAACTACCCGCATAGGTCGGGTTGATCAGCACGATGGGCTGTTGAATCTTTGAGTAGTCAAAGCCCGCACAGGCGGCTTCCACGGATTTAAAAAAGCCGTCGTGGTTACGGATCTTGAAGGGCTTTTCATTGGCTACGGCATAGAGCGGTAGAAGAACCAGCAACAAAAGCAGGGGTGTACGCATGGTCAGACCCGCCCGAAAAATACGAGGTACAGCGCCACCACGGTGACCAGCAGGACGTAGAGTTCGTAGTTCATTGAGTGGCCCTGAAAAGTAAGTCCCGCCGTAGCGGGACTTGGGTGAAGCGCGCAGCGATTACAGAGCGCGGCGCATGTACTTGAAGGCAGCAGCGGCGACCAGTACGCCGAAGACAGCCCAACCGATGGTGCCAACGTCGGTGCCAGCGGTATCCAGTGCGGCGGTGGCCTCGGGTGGCACAGCGGCATAGGCTTGTTGAGTGGCCAGGACACCCAGGGCAGCGGCAGCGCCGAGGGAGCGTTTCAGGTTTTGCAGTTTGTTTTTCATGGTTGTTACCTCGCTATTTCAGGACTTTTTTCAGAACCAGGAAGCCGAACACCAGGGCAAACAGCACGATGGTTTCGCCCTGCAGCTCGCTGACCTGATCCCAACTGAGTGCAGTGCCATACAGGCCCTGCATTTCCTCGCTTGTGAGGTTGAGCAGTTGACCGGCGCAGATGGGTTCACCACCTGGGCCGGCCACCCATTCGCCCTCGCAGGCCAGAAAGTTCACAGGGGACTCCGGCAGTGCGGACACGCGCAGATCACACGCCAGCTAGTAGCCGGCGAGGTCTTGCGGCAGTGATTGCAGAACATCCACACCACGGGATCCGGCCTGCTTAGGACTTGGCCGGGTCAGCAGCCTGGGCCGCTGGTTTGGCTTGCTGCTGGGCGTTGGCTTGGGGGGCCGCAGCGCGGGCGGTTGGCTTGTCTACCGCTTCGATGTGCAGGGCGAGATTCTTGCCCTTGTTCTGGCCACCACGGGCAACGTCGAAGGTGATGCGCACCAGTTGCAGGGGTTCGAACTGGGAGCCGGCGTTAAACACTTCGTCGGCGGCATCTTCGGAGATAGCCATGCCGATGATGGACAGGCCGTGTTCGGTCTTGCCGTCCGGTTCATCGCCGTAGAAGACCTTGGCGTATTTGGTGTCCTCGACCTGGGTCATTTGGGTGCCGAGAAATGCAACTTCCATAGTTGAACGAGCCATCGGTATTTCCTCTTTTCAGTTGCGCGTTAGTGCGCGGTTTTGCCTTTCTGCAGGCCGAGCGATCCCGAGCAGGTGAACTTTCAAAGTTCGAATCTGCTGGGTTGTTTCGGCTTGCCGGGGTTTAAAGCCGGGTGATGCGTTGAACTGTTATGCGGTGGACACCAAGGGCCGCGCCCTTGTCATCCCGTTTCGCCACCTGCGCCCGCGACTGGCGGTGAGTGCGTGGGCTGGCCGGGGTTTAGGCGTTGGCCAGTCACGGACACAGGCGGCGACAGCAAGTCGGGCGGATCAGGCGGGATGGCGCATGATTCGGCGACTCGGGTTATGGAGGCGTCCAGGGCATCGAATAACAATTCGTCACTGGCCTTGAGGACTTCCAGCACTTGCCACGTAGCGAACAGGAAGCCGACGACAGCACCGATAAAGGCCGGTAGCGACCAGCTCCAGAGCAGTGCAACCAGATAGCGGCCTGCGCGGAAGGAAACGTTCATTTAGTCACCTGCGAACCTTCGGAGCAGCCAACGGAAGCTAGGCGCAGGGCATGAACGGATTCGCAGGAGCTGCAGACCAAAACGTCTGGGAGGTCAGCCACGTTGAAGTCTTTACGGTCTTCAATCAGCGTTTCGTCGCAGTAAAAGCACTCGCCGATCACGATGAAAGAACTACACATGGCTCACCCCACCAGCTCGAAAGGTTCGTGAAGCGGCACGAAAGGCACGGGCTTGCCGATATTGGCCACAACGCTCCAATACTTGGGCGGTCGGTCGCTTGGCGTGTGTTTGGCGCAGGTAAAGGCCGGTGTGATTTCCCATTGGGAAAGCAAGGGCGTCCAGGCACCAGCGACGAGGCGCATTTTGAGCGTGCGCACGGGTCGGGCAGACGCGGGGCGGCATTGGTCGCAGGGTGTGGACGGGCAAGGATCGGGCTTGGCCATTTCGACCTTTGACCAGCAGACAGAGCAGTCGCAGTCCGGTGCATGTGGGCGGCGGAGGTAATTGTCCATCGTCAATGATCACCATGCGGCGCTTGCCGAGCTTTATGGTGGGGATAGCGCCGCGCATAGCCCAGTTGTGGGCGATTTCGTAAGCGACGCCGCAGCGGTCTGCTAAGGCTTGGATGGTTTCAAGTTTCATCCCGGAAACTCCTTTTCCATGAGGTGCTGGGTGAGCAGCGCCACATTGACCATGACGTGTTTGCCGACCTTGTGAGAGGGGATATAGCCGTTGCGTATCCAGCCCCAAACAATGTCGTGGTCATTATTCATGCGAATCCAGTTCGCGAACTCGCGCCAAGGCATCACCGGAGGTGGTGTCAAAAGGTCTTTCAGCGTGAGGTTGATTCCTTCCCCATTCATGGCCATTCCTGCACTATGTTGGTCTTTGTTGGAAAACGCTTGAGCTGCTACTCAAGTCAATAATTACCTCAAGTCAATTATTGACGCGATGATACCTCGCGTCAATAGTTACCTTTTAGATCTGGTTTTATTTTTCTATATGGAAAGCTCGGCAGATAGAGCAAGGCTATTGATCAAGAAAATCGGCCCAAAAAAACTCAGCCAGCTGAGTGGCACCGATTACAGCCGATGGCTAAACGTGAGTAAGGGCGCTGTGCGAGTAAGCACGGAAGAAGTAGACGTTCTGGTCAGAGCATTTCCGCATTACGCTCTATGGATAGCGAGCGGTCAGGTAATTCCTGAAAGCGGGCAGACAAGTCCAGATTACGACGAAGCGAACCGAAACTTGAGCAGTCCAAACGCGGGATAGCGATCACAAAGGAAGTGACTAGGCGCTGGTACGCCCGAACGCATTGAGTCAGGTTGGTTAGAAGGGAATCTAGGAATGAATAAACGTGACATCGATGACCAGCTGAAAGTCCTCAGCTTCGACATGGATGAAGAAATTGACGATCGCAACGAACGTCGAGGCTACAGAGCAGTTAGCGCCAGGCGCGCACATCCACCCATGGACACAAGCCACGCCATCATCCTGGCTGCGATGATCATTGTCGGTGGCATATGGGGCGGAAAGCTGGTTTATGACTACATACAAGAGCAGCGCTTAAAGGCCGCATTAAACGAAGCCGCGATATACATGGAGCGGAGCTTTCGAGAAGCCACTTTGCAGTCGAAGCAGGCACAAGCCGAGATGCAGCAACGAATGGCTTCAGCAGAGCGGCTGAGGCAACAAAGAGAAGCCCAGGCACAAGCAATCAGAAACGCCGAGCTTGCACGAGTACAGCAGGAAAAACGCTATTCTTCTGATGCGTGTAAATTCTGGTGGAATCAATACAGATATAACCCATCAGAACGAAATGCGCAGAAAAAGAAAGAGTCTTGTGATTTACCTTGATTTGGCCCGCTCCAGAGTGAGCCAGTTTTATGCGCTCTAACTTCTAGGGCGTTCGTTGTCGGTTACAACAGCAGGATCTTCGGCTGAAAAATTTATTTCAGGAAGTAGATTTACAATTGGTGCTGCAAGTTGTTGAACGCCAGTTGATATTGAAACGATTAAAGCTATGTTGGCCATCTGCTGCCAGAACTTCTTAGAAGTCGAGTTTGTTTTTGTCAATTCCACAGCTTCGCCATGAAGGAGTCCATATCCAAAAGCAGACTCTACGGCGCTTGAAATTGATTCTGCACCATTGATTTCATATTCCTCAACAGCCATGCAAACTTTATAGAGTTGTTTGATCATGAAATCTTTTATTTTTGGGGGTATGTCAGATGACTTTACCTCTTCAATAAGACTTCTAGAGTTAGAAAGAATTGACTCTAGTGATGTAGTTGAAATGGTAGGGTCTGGTGCCCTCAGTGAAAGAAGATCAGATGTCATTGATAAATAATTAATGACGTGATCATCGACGAATTGATTAAAGCCAAGCCACTTTCCTTGAAGATTATTTTGTGAGAATGCACTGTCTAAGGGTGTTTGCCAGTGGATATAGCGCTCAATTCTTATTCCGTCTATATTTTCAAGTCGAGCTAGTATCTCGGTGGAAAGTGACATGACTTTGCCAAGGCGACCCATCAAAATTGCTTTGTCGTTTACGTCGACTGAAAGAAGTGAGCACCAAGCTTTTCGACAATTCATGTCCGGGGGTAGTTGTTTACCCTTCTCTAAGATATTTAGCAGTCTGGCTGCAGGGTTGTTAGTTATCATGAATGATCCTGGGTTTAATGTTTATAAGATTTGGTTAAGAGTTAAGCTTTAGCCTGTTTCAGTGAGCGGAGCGAACGGGCTGAATAAGTTTTTAGAGGCAAGCTAATTAGCTATTTGCTTAACAGGAAAACCAGTTATTAATTCGGGTATAAAACTCAAGGCTGACCAGTTTAGTGTTGAAGCCATTAATACAAGCCAAGTGAAGATCAATGCAATGCTTACCTTCATTGGGGCGCGTCCAACTGAGTATCGAGCGAGCATTAGCGAATTTGTTATCTTGTGATTGCTAGACGAAAGTCTTGCGCCGACGGCTTCCTTTACAGATTTTATTGGTACAGTGAAGAGTTCATGAGTTTCGGTTGTACTGTTGGTGCTTTGAATTTTTTCACAGAGAAGTTTTTCAAAGTACTCAACCCGACTTTCCCACCATTCTTGCCAGAATTTCGCACCGCTTGCCATTTGCATTTGATAGAAAGAAACAGTGAGCCCCGTAGCACAAACAATAAACTCAACAAGTGGTCTGCTATTTTCGGATTGTATTACGCTTGCCAGCAAAACACCTTGAAAAATCATGAAGAAGTTGTTTCTCTGAATTAGCTGGCTTATTTCAAAATTTCTTGTAGATATGCTTATCTCGTATAGAGACTTTAATGACTCTAAGCGCTCATTGTTGTTCTCAGACATGGGTAATCTCTTTTTTATTCTGACGTTTGGTTAAGGCGTCGGCTTTAGCCGGCCCAAGTAAGCGAAGCGAAATATTTTAATCAGTTGTTATGCTTCAGAAGTCTGTAAGTAGATTTATCATTACATGCTTCTCGCTATAGCCATCAGAGCCAAGTTTAAGTGTTGGTATTCCATCGTCACCTCGACGCTTTTCTCCTGCTACGACATTGATACTTTCGATTTCTATTAGTCGGAATAGGTGGTTTTCTTGTAAAAATTTCTCGTCTTCGGTAAAGCAAATGACTTCAAGATCTTGGTCATGCTTACTTAGCTCGGAAATTAGTTCTTTGACCTTCATGTGCGTTCCTTGTACTTAAGGCTAGATGCAAGAAAGGAGCTGCTCTAGGGTAACAGTTAAAATAAGGGGCGGTTTACCGGACAAAGTTTTGTAATATTAGTCTTGCTTGACAATATTTTCTTGTTGCTCTTTTGGTTGGAAATCCTTCCACCATCCAATGTGTTTGCAGTCGCAGCAGATAAGGTCATGGGTGTCCTGGCCCATGATCTTCTCTTTTATTGGTGTGCTTTTTGAGCCGCACTTTGGACAAACGGTATTTGTTCGAATCATTTTAGTCTCAATATGATTTTAGTTAATTGGAATGACGTTTAGTTAAAGGGTCGACTTTAGCAGGTGTCGAGTGAAGGAGGCGAAGGGCTTGAACCACTTTTTAGGCTTCTCGTGCGGCTAGAGCAATTTTGTCTTTTAATACATCGCAGGCTGTACCAAATTCTATTTGAGCATCACTGAAAGGCTTGAGAAAAGCTTCACCTGGTTTGCCGTGGCGATAGGCAGACTTATGATCTGATTCTATAGAATTAATATAATCTCGTATTTTAAGCGTGGCGTCATATGCGGGTTGCACTTGCTCGCCGTAAACGCCAAGGATCATTTCAAGGCGGCTGAAGTCGACGCGGTTAGATGGCTTTTCATTTATAATAGTGTCGAGGTATTGGTTGTAATCGGTATGCCCCTTCATTACGAGGGTTAAATTCATAAAGTTGCTAAACATACCGTGTTGCCAGTGACATACCAGAATATATAGTTCTTCGAGGCGCTCTTTTGCTAGCTGCTGGCTTTGTAGTCGCTTTTCGTGCTCAAGCTGTAGCTTCAATTGCTTTCTGTTAGAACTGTTGGTTAGCCAAACGCCAAGAGTTGTAAGTAATGACCCAAAGATTACGCCTAATAGGCCAACCCAGGCTCCTGATGGTGCTGCGCTTAGAATGCTCCAGATCTTTTCCATATGCCTAACGATTAAGCAAAGAGGCCGGATATAGCCGGTCCAAGTGAACGAAGTGAACGCATTGATAGATCATGCATCGACCATTTCTATTTTGTTTTCTCGGCAAGCTATTTCAATGAAGCGCCGCATAACATCGTTTGTCATCCAAGACTTTTCCGTGAGGTGCCAAACCCAGTGAAGAAGCTTTTCTGCTGTGTCGCACCGAGATAGTTCGATGTTGTACTCGTAACTGACGTTAATAACGATGCTGCCATTTTTTACGGAAATCTGCTTCTGAAGTTTTTCTTCTTGAGCTTTGAGTTCATCTGCGAGGTTCATGTGGTTCTCCGTTTGGTTACGTAGATCTAACAATCAGAAGCTACTGGTAGGCTCAATGACTGTCTAGACAGCGTGTCGAAAAAGTGTCGAAATCACTAGCCAGAGAAGGTCAGCATTGGCCAGAATGGCGAGCTGAAGCGGCGCTAACTTGCTGGTTTTATCCAACAAAGGTCAGCAACGGAGGGGTGTCGAAACGGGTTCGAATCCCACCTTCACCGCCAGATTGA